CTCTCCATCCGGTCCACCGGAATGCAATACCAGATGATATGTTGTAACTGTAAAAATTTCGATGATACAATATGTTTTCCCGGGTAATTTGCCCGGGAATTTTTATTGCTTTTCTTCTATATACATGTTATTATAACACATGGTCAGAACATCCAAAATGACCAGAAAAAAGAATTATTCTTTACGCCGCGTAGTTGCGGCGTTTCTTTTTGCCCCGGGGTCTCCCGGGGCTTTTTTAATTTCTCACTGGCGATTACACCACTCCTGCAGTGCGCGTACCATCGCAGACGGATTGCTGATCACACCGTCAACCGTCGTGCCGAGCTTTTTCTGCATCGCGCGGATGGTCTGCGGTCCGATGTAACCGTCAGCGGTTACCCCCGACCATTTCTGAATGGCCTTGATCAGAGCTGATCCGCCGGACAGATGATTGCTCCACTCAGCCGCCGTGATACCGGTGCAGTATTTCTTGTTTGAAATAGGCTGATTACTGATTTTCCCGTCAGCGCCGGTCCCGAAGATCTCCTGCAGGCGGCTGGTCAGTTCAGGTCCCCATACTCCGTCAACCGAGATTGCTTTTACGGTCGATTCTTCTTTCGGAGCTGCTCCGCCGTAAGTGCAATACTTAGTATGGCAGTTAATCCAGCCAGCGCCAGAGAGCAACCGTCCCCAACTCGTATTCTGGATTTCCGTCACCGTATAGCTGCCCTTATCCCGGATTACTCCGACGATTTTACTGTCTGCATCTGGTGCACTTCTAATATTAAGCGCTGCATCGTTGACTTTATAGATTCCAGGCTCGTATTTCGTATTTTCCGGCTGCTTCGGCGTGTTGGATGCACCGCTGATCAACTTCTTGAAGCGACCCCAGTCATCCCTTTCCATAATCTGGCTAGGGCAGTGCTTGCTGCAGATATCATAGTGCCGATATACCCTGGATGCCGGGATTCCGGTTTCTCTCATGATCTCCTTGACCACCGCAACGGTATTACGGAAAGCCTTCTCATAGTCATATCCGCTCTGCACACACATTTCCACGCCGATGCTGCTCCGATTGCCATAGCGTCCAAACAGGTTAGCACCGCCATAGTTGACTCCGACGTGCCAGCAGCCGCGGTTATGCGGCGCGGCCTGGTAGGCAGTGTCGCCATCATCAACGTAATAGTGGGCAGACATATTGGACAGCTCACCATTATGCTGCGCTTCTGCGTGTGTGCGGGCATCGGCACCCGCTCTGAAATTATCTGTGTTGTGGACTACAATACACCGCGGATCGTTCTCTTCGTAGGTGTTCTGGTTGCTGATAAAAGATCTGTCAATTCTCATGATACTTCCCTTTCTCCGGCAGATTTGCGCCGGCGCAAAAAAAGAACGGGCATTCGCCGCCCTCACTCTGTTTTCTGTGTCTGCTTGATAATCTGATTCACATAGTTGCTCAGCCCTGCGACGAGGATTCCCTGTGTGACTGCCGTAAAGACTGCCATCGCCGCCTGCTGCCCGGTGCACACCTCACTGGTAGCCAGCACCCAGATAGCGCACAGCACGATGCTCACGCCGCCTAAAATCAGCGGGATATATTTATCTTTTACAGCCTGCGCCTGTTTGAGCGCCATGCCCAGAAAATACAGGGCTACAGCTACAACGATGAGTTCTGGTTTTACATAATTATTCATAATCTGATCCATTCCTTTAATTTCCTTTCTTTTTAATATGTAGCTCTTCGATTTCCTGCTTCATTTTTGTGACCATGCCGTTTCCGCCTAAAGCATGATAGGCGTCATACATCTCGCAAAAATTTTGGTAGGCGTAAGACGGGATGTCGCCAAGAGTCGTGTATTTGCTGTGGTACTCGATCAGCTGCACTCTCAGTAAGAGCATGGTGCCTTTGCTGTTTGCATCTCTGTCTCTTTTTTGATTTTTTAGCAGCCAGACTATATACCCCATCAGTGCCGTGGTTACGATCGGCAGGATGATGGTGTAACTCTGTATGATAAGTTCTTTCATTTTTTACCTCGTTCTAAAAAACCGCCGCAGGATGATATATATTAGTCCCACGGTGGTTATTTTGTGATTTATTTTTTTATTTTTTATTTAACGAGATCTTACGGTCTTCCTCTTATCCTCATTCGCGCCCCTTATTTCTCTTCTCCTCCTACTCTGTCTTCTCCTTTTCCTCCAGTTCAGCAGCATACTTGTCATACTCATTCCAGATGTCGTTCTCGAATTTGTCAACAACATCATCGATATCCTTTTTATTGGCACGATACTTTCTACCGTTGTTGATGTAGCGATTGATGATTGGAACATCCGGATGTTTTGCATCCATATTGGCGTCCATAGACACAACGGTCTCGCCGTCAACTGTGATGATTCCAGAATAATGAATGTCCTTTGTGTAAGTTGCTGATACTTCCATATTTTTGTCCTCCTAAAAATTAATTTGTATCTCCAGAGATATTATCTCTCATGGATTCAAGTTCACTTCTTAGATCCGCAACCTCTACTTCAAGGTTCGATCTTCTTTGCTTTTCGAGTTGAAGCTCATGCGTTATTATCGCAATCAAATTAGTATATACCATACTATAAGTATCAATATAGCTATCCTCAGTGTTCTTCCTGTCGTGGTGTACCAGATCCAGCTCGTCTTCTCGGATTCCGAGTTCTCGCATGGCTTCTACGACATCCTGTGCGACGAATCCATAACAAATGCGCCCATCACCGTCAATCATCCGATACTGAACTGGTTTTAAGCGATCGAACAGCTCTGAATGAATATCCGTCTTATTGATCTTGCTCTCACCGAGTGGAAATATGTTTGTTTTGGCGCGGCGATCGGATGTGACCTGTGGGGAGTTTTTAACAATCAAACGCTCCCATACTCTTCCACTATCTCCTAACATAATCTTTTCGGAGTACGCCTTGGTCGGTGCGAACGCTCCAGTATACACTCCTCCAGACCAGCCACAGCCATAAAATTCGACCTCTGCCTGATAACCTTTCTTCTTTGATTCAAGAATAATGCTACCGTTACCAATATCGAAGTTTGCTTTGTTGTTGGCATCCGAGTAAGTATTTACAACAAAAGAATCGTCAACAGCTCCGGCTATACAGCTTCCAGAAGAACTTGATGTCTCCAATACAGATTCGTGGACACCTTTAATATCTACATATTCGCTCTGGATTGACAGAGCCGCATTGCCGGATTTTGTTTCAACCAAAATCTTACCGACACCGCCACATAACTCAATAACTGCATCTTTTGCGTTCTTTCCAAGCTGGATCAACTTATCACCATAATATGCGAGTGTCGTTCCTGCCCGGTTAAGAATCTCAAATGCTGATGCTGAAATCTTAGTCCGATAGCCAGACCAAGATCCGCTGGTTTTATTACCAACTTCCAATCCGGTCCCATCAGTAAACTGCATAAAGTTGGTGGCTGTTTTTGCTGCTTGTAAAGGATTCGCATTAATTGAACCAGATGGTAAAGAAGCTAATTTGGTTGATGTCCACGTCACTGTATATGGACCAGAACCTTGAGTATAGTTAAATACTCTCAGATGTCCCCACGGTTCATTTAATCTTGTTATAAGGCCCCACGTTGAAGTAGTCTTTTTATAAATCCATAACGACCATCCGCCTGAAGATCTTAGGAAATCCAATCCAGGATTTGAGTTATTTGCAGAGATAAAACTAAACTGGACATCTGTTGTCTCAAAACCTCTGCCACCAAGTTTAAATGTTGTTGGTTGATTTGCATACGAACCTGTGATCTTTATTGTAGCAAATTCGACATAAAGATTTGACTCACCGTTTCCATTTACCGTATGCACTACCTGATTTGCGTCCTTACCTGCAGCGCCCTGTGGACCTTGAGGACCAGTTGCTCCAGTTGCTCCTTTATCTCCCTGAGGACCTTTATCGCCTTTTACACCTTGAGGACCTTGTGGTCCCTGAGGACCAGTTGCTCCTTTATCCCCTTTATCACCTTTGGCTCCAGTATCGCCTTTTAAGCCTGTTATATCAACGCAAATGACATTTGCAATATACCATTTAGTTGTGATATTGTTTCTCTGCTGTTCTATCTGAAAAAATACGCTTCCTTTTGATTTTCCTGATGGACAAGTGAAGTTATATGTCGCTTCCTGCCAACTATTACCAAGATCTTTGGTTGATGTCGGCGCCACAATTGTATCGTAAGCTTGTCCAGACGTCCGCGTTATGTACCATATGCCGGAGTTCAATTCGAGGGAACCCGTTATCCGCTTTCGGTGAACAGTTATGCGATACTGGTGTCCCGGAAATACTGGAAAAGCTGTTGAGCTATTTTGATGATCTCTGCTATCAAGTATATTAACTGCCGCGCCATTTGGAGCTGTGACACTTGTATCAATCCTTGTTATCTGAGGCTTTCCTGACTCAAATAGCGGATTTACCCATAAATTTGTACCATTTTTTCCATCTTCTCCGGTGGCTCCCTTATTGCCATAAACGCCAATAACCCTTTTAGCTGTATCATTTGTGGTGTTATTTGTATATGTAATGGTTTCATAATTCCACAAATACTTATTTGTTTCAGTCATCGTTGGCACAGTCGTTGACCATGTCGTAGGAGCCGATGAATTCGAGGTTGAAACAGCATAATGCTCCGTTATGCTCTTGATACCATTTCCAGTTGATCCGGTATCACCTTTATCCCCTTTGCTTCCCTGATCACCGTATGATCCAATGACGCAAGGCATAGTTGTACTCGCCACGGTTCCGTCGGTATACTTCACAACCTCATAATTCCAAAGATACTTCTTAGCCGCAGACACCGACTGGACAGCTGTTGTCCATCCACTCGTCGCCGTTGTAACTCCGCTGGAAGATGCCGTTGCCAGGTAATAATTGACTACTGATCCAATACTCTTTCCATTGGTGCCATTTGCACCATTGGTTCCCATACGGCCGACACTATATATCGTGGATGTTGTGTTGTCAGTGTAAGTGATGATTGTACGTGTCCACAGATACTGCCCCGCGGATGCAGATGGCACAGACCCAGACCATGTGCCAGTTGGAACTGTTGTTCCGGAAGTTGAAACCTGGTATGCAACAGATGTCGATTTAACCCCCTTACCCGTATCACCCTTATCACCTTTGGCTCCAGCCTCGCCTTTGATTTTCGCCCACTTATACGTTCCGACACTTGTAGGATCATCTTTTGCATAGTCCACGCATGTTCCGATATAAGCGCCAATATCCTCACCACTGTTCCCGGTGAATGTCTTCCCACCGTCATTGCTATATTTGATGTGCAGATAACTGGTTTTCCCGTCTGCTCCATTGGTACCTGAAATTCCCTGTTTTCCCTGTGGCCCCTGCGAACCTTCCAGCTGCTGCCAGCTGTACTTCTTCGGATCATCCGAATCCGTCTGTGTAAAATCCACATACGTTCCAATGTATTTTGACGGTGTCTCTGTCATCTGAGACGCAGAGGTCGGATTCGAAACCGCAGAATATTTGATGTGAAAATACGTCGTTTTTCCATCTTTTCCGTCAGCGCCTTTGGGTCCCTGAATTCCCTGGTCACCTTTTTCACCCTGCAGGCCGCGCAGTCCTTGCTCGCCCGGATCTCCCTTATCTCCTTTCGGCCCCTGAAATTTGCTCCAATGATACTTCGCCGGATTGGCGCTGTCAGCCTTGGTAAAATCCACGTATTGGCCTATATACGTTTTATCGACGGCGTTGGTTGTCGAAAAGCCTGTCTTTCCATCCGCGCTTGTTGCATAAGCGATATGCAGATAACTGGTTTCACCATTCGCACCGTTTTCTCCAGGGGTTCCATCGGCGCCGTCCTCACCGTCATCTCCCTGAAACTTTCGCCAGGTGTACTTGGTCGGATCTGTACTGTCCTCCAATATATAGTCCACGTAGGTACCGATATATTTTCCTGTATCCTTCCGCAACTGATTTGCTGTCGGGTTCGGAACATCAGCATATCTCACATGGAAGAAACTAGTCAGACCATTCTTTCCGGGCTCTCCCGCAATTCCCTGCTCTCCAACAACCTTTACCCAGGTATAGATGCTCGGGTCTGTAAGTACCGGCTGTTTTGTCGTCTGATTGTATGCGATACCCATGTATGTCTTTCCAGCTGATTTGAGCGATATTCCGCCGCCCGTTTCCGTATCAGCAAACACAACCCAAGTGTAAAACGTCCGGTTCTTTGCCAGTTTTTCAAACTGTGCAGCCAGGCTCTCCATCTTTTCTGAAATTCCACTCGATTTCAGCTTGTATTCGCCCAGCGTTGCCGTGTACTCATCATTGCAAATGGAGGACTCCAGTTTCATGATTCTTGCAGACAAATACAGTTCTCCGGTATCGTCTACAATATTCACCGTATCGCCGATTTTAATCCCATCCGGCAGATACGCCAGCTCTACTTCATAGGAAACAGCCGCATCGTAGATCTTTTTCAGCTTTGAAACTGCCCTGTTGCAGAGTTCTGACTTGCTGGTAGTATCGTAAGTGTACGACTGGACGATATGTCCCGTACCACTTCCTTTTTCGGAAAGATACCGGCTCCATTTGGCCACTGCGCTCCGGGAATAAATCGTACTGCCGGACAGATATATATCGCCGTCATCATACTTATACCCTTTCAGATTGATCGGCGTTTCACTGTCTTCCGGATATCCGCCGGTAACGGAAAGTGCCGTAGCCAGATCTTCTACTGAACTTTTTACAATGATATTTTTCACTTCCCGGTTGATCCGAAGTTCTCGCCCCTGATCTACGCCGCGCTTCTTATGCAGGTTGATATATTTGTGCTTGATTTTCAACCGGTCGATTTCAAAAGTATAGGAAACTTCCGCGTCAAACTGCGTGGCAACGCTCAAAATACGCTCAGAAGCGGTGGTCTCACCCTCCCAGGACAGTTTCCGGTTATAATTGCTGACCTCATTGATTCCAATTTCAAAGCCGGAATCGTCGCTGAATTTTTCAACATAGTAGCTCGCTGGATATGCCTTGTCTGCTTTGTATTCGCCAACTGTCTCGTTCAGGAGATCCATACCGGCATCCTCGGCATAGATTTCTACTTCCTGTTTGAAAATATTTTCTTCGCTGGTAATGATCGTATAAAATTCCTGCTCATCGCCATTCTTCCGAAGAATATAATTGCCAACAGAACCATACTGTTTCGCATCATTCCGCGTGCTCGCCGTGTAATTCAGCGTAAATTCTAGTGTAGCAACACCTGCTTCCACCTCTTCTGTTTTCAGATCATCAGAAATGTACAATCCCTTCGGTAGCTCTGTGCTTGCCTGCCCAAGGACATTCATATGTCGGTCCGCAAAATATAAAATCATAGAAACACCTCCCTGTATTTCATTGTGTATGTTGGCTGTGTTGCCCAGTCCGATGCAATGCATTGGATCTGATTCATTCCAGGCTGCAGGCAAAAGTTCTCCCAATCGTTGCCCAACGCACCAAGATCCTGTCTCGGAAGTCCCTGTAACATGACCTCTCCATTGCTACAGTCAGCTGTCAAAACCTGATTTACCGAAAATTTATTCGGAATATCACGCCATTTTTCTACATTGTCAATTCTCACGAAGATGCCGCGGAAATAATTTCTGGTGACAAGCTGATTTCCTGTATTTCGACTTCCCCACTGTCCCAAATACAATTTCACTGTTGCCACTTTCACATTTTTTAATTCTGGAACTGTAAATTCCGGATAACTGCCCTTCCAGAAAAAACGTATTTTCTCTCCATGTTTCATCATGTCGCTTGCGCCATACGTTTGGCTGTATGGGTTTGCATCTTTTCGATGGCAAGGTTCAAAAGTATATGTTTTGACGATACGCGGGTTGTTTCCACCTACCCACATATTCATGTGCGCTGTGTTTCCGATCGTATCGGTTTTGTATATCTCCTGGCAGCAGATCATTTTTCCGTTCGCATCGCAGAAAGCAATCGCCTGGCAGCCCGTCTGCCCCATAAGACCAGTTTCAAACCAGCTGTTCATGTAACAATAGAGGTGCGTCGCTCCCTTTGCTCCATTGGAATCTACCACATCAATAGATTTCATAGCTCCATTCCAGCCGTTTGTGTTTGGACTTACATATCCACTGCTGGCCAGATACAGACCTTTGATGCTGTCTACGCTCATGACACCCAGCTTTCCAGCCGTCTTGCTGTTACTGTATAAGAAGTTGCTCCCTGTATCATCTTTCCACGCCGCATCCTGTGACCAGACATATTGGTCAGCATAGCTTGTTATCAGTTCGCTTTTTTTGTATGTTTCTCCGTTCAACTCATCCGGATCACCGAACTGAAGAATTTTCTTGGAGTCATTTACAAAACCTACTACTCCATTTTCACTGTGCATTACTGCCTGAAGCTTTGGAAAGGCCCGATAAGTGCCGTTGTACGACACAATGAACGTTTTTCCGTCATCCGCAGTCGGATTCACCGTAAATTCTTCCACCGAATACTTGAATGGATCCGCGCAGTAAAATTCCAGCTCCGATGTAATCGAGTTCTTTCCTGCAGGCACCTCACCGGTTCCCTGCTTTGTTCCGATATAATATTTGTCCGGCTCATCCGCAAAAATAAGAGTCGCCTGTTCTTCATCCAGAAGAGCATTCAGCTTGTTATACGCACTACGAAAAGCCGAATTATCTTCAGCAATCAGTTGATATCCAACCACAATGGTTCTGGGTTGATAGCGTTTGCGCCGGTATTTCGTACCATCGGATACGCCAGTTTCCAGATCTGTAATCTCCGTCCCTAAAACTTCCCGGCCAGACACATATAGTGTCCGGTAGCCGGGAATCACATTTTCCAAATAGTTTCCATTAAACATGAGAGCCTCCGAAGGCAGGTTCTGCCCTGGGTACCGCTCTGTGGTATCTACAAAGTTATACATTAGTTCTCCTGCCTTTCTTTCGGTTCTCCCTTGTCTCCTGTTTCTCAATTTCTTCTCGTGTATACGTTGCAGTCGCTTTTCCAATCTCTCTTCCGTCCAGATTAACCGGTACGTAGATGGTATACTTTCCGCTGCTGCTGTACTGGTAACTGTCGTTCAGATCTTCATAGCCTGTTCTAAGGCTCATCCCGATTTCCGGCACAGGTGCAAGCTCTGGAATTTGTATCAGTTCCATAGTTGCCTGTTTTGCTTCCTGGACATGATCCATAAGCCCGTTGACCCAGCCGATACCAAAATAATTGCCAAGTTTATCTGTCACTCGTGACGGACTGTGAATCTGTGCTTTCGCGCGGATTGCCGCCTCTGCAGCAGCCGCAAGCTGTGCCGCCACTGCTCTTACATGGCCGACCTGGCTTGCCATACCGTTAGCGAGACCCATGCCGATGTAAGCACCGCTGTTATAGGCCCCACCTGCCGATGATCGCATGGTAATTACGATTGAATTTGACATTGTTTCTGCTGTAGAAACCGCCCTTGACATTCCAGCTGAAACGCCATTATTAAAATTATTTCCAACCGCATTTCCAGAAGTCTTCGCTTTACTTTCTCCTTGGGAAAACTGCTTAATCAATGCATTGATCGCAGATTTCGCCTTGTTTCCCAATGCATCCAGCCCAGAATTCACAACATTCACGCTGGAGCGCATACCTGTAAGCGATTTTTCAGCGCTTTTCGCATTTCCGGCGATTGACTTCATACTGGAATTTACTGATTTCAGAGCAACTACCATAAGACCGGTTCCTGCGGCTCCGGCCACCATTGCCGCTGCAAATACGCCAACTGTTACAGCTGCCGCGCCAGAAGATCCTGCCAAAATCACAAAAACTGCACTGGCCGCAGTACCAGATCCAAGTAATGCCGTCAATCCAGCCGCACTGGCCTTTGCGCCAGCCGCTACAAGTGGAAATGCTGCTCCCATAATCGTCAAACCTGCACCTGCCATCACAAGCGAAGCTCCAAGCACCGCTGCTCCGGCAGACAATGCAATTACTCCTGCGGCTGCAGCCAGTGCAGTTACGCCGACCAACGCAAGACCAACTCCGAGCACGGTTGCGCCAACTCCTCCAACAGCAGCTCCGGTGCCAAAGACAATCATACTCGCTCCAAGCTGAGCAATTGCTACCGCTCCCTGCGCTCCGTACTGTGCAATTGTAGGAAGAACAGCGGATACAACAGCCAACGCTGCGCTTGCAATCAATGCTCCTGCTGCTACCAGAACAATGGCAGCCCCAAATGCGATAAATCCAACTGCTCCTGCTGTCAATGCAGGGCCGAGAGCGGCAGCGCCTACTGCCAGCAGGGCGATAGCTGCAACCATGCCAACCATACAGCCAATAGCCAGTGGGCCAGCATTCGCAAGATTAATGGCCGATAAAGATAACAGCCCCATTCCGGCCGCCGCAATCAATACAGCGGCTCCAAATGTGACAAATCCAACTGCTCCAGCTGAAAGTGTTGGTGCTACGCTCTTTGCCACCAGCATCAAGCCGCCAATTGCAACCGCCATTCCTGCCATTACGCCAATAGCCAGCGGACCGGCACTCGCCAACTGAATCGAAGAATATGCCAAAAGTGCCAAACCTGCGCTAATCATTAGCACAGCCGCTCCCAACGCCAGAAACGCCGGTGCCATCGCTGTTAATTTCTTTGAACCGCCGGACATAGATGAAAACAATTTCGTCATACCAACTGCGAGCCCTACTACCACGCCAATCAAACCGGCAAAAACAGCTATTGCCCCCGGACCAGCATTGGCTACTGCAATTGCCGACTGTGCAAGCAAGTAGAATCCTGCGCTGATCGCCAGCACTCCAACGCCCATCATCATAAAAGCCTTGGCAGACGCTACCATTTTCTTTGCACTGCCACCGCTTGATTTGCCAACCGCTTCCTGTCCTTTTGAAACTTTGAATAGCCCAGGCGCGATTTTTCCAAGGCCAGCCTTTGCCAGTCCTCCAACAGCTCCTGTAAACGCACCAATAAATGGTGCTACGGCCTTAACAATTTTGAAGCCTTTATATGCAACCAATAGTTTCGGAAGCGCTACCGCTACTTTTGCAATCGCGTCCGAATGTTTTTCCAGAAATCCCGAAACTGCTACAATTCCATCTTTAACCTTGCCCAAAGTGGTTGAGAAATTTTCAATACTTTCTGTGCTGCCAAAAGAACCTGAAAGTTTCTTAATATCTCCTATGATAGCTCCAGCCGCATCGCCCAGCGCTGTTCCCGCTTCCACTGCATCCGTTTTGAAAATATTCCAATATGGTTTTGCTTTCTCGACCATTGATTCTATTTTATCGACAGCCTTTTCAATTCCTTTTCCACTGGCAAGTTTTTCATCGATTTTTCCAACCATCTCAGTTGCGATGCCAACCAAACCTCTCATTTTTCCGCCAACCTGGTTGAATGCGGTGATTCCAAGCCCTTCCATAGCAGACTGCAGTTTCACAACATCGTGCTGCAAGTTATCCATTTTTATTTCTGCCATTTCTTTGGCCGCGCCGTCACTGTTATAGATGGCATTAGTTAACTTGTCAAAATCCTCTGGTGCCGCACTCACGATTGAAAGCAGACCTGACATACCCTCTTTTCCAGCTAATGTAGCAGCATATTTGGCCTTTAACGCTCCCTCTGCTCCATAAGCCTTTTCCGTTAAATCTGCTAATGCTTCATTATACTTCTTTTCTGTCAGCTCTCCATTGGCATACTTTTCGTCAAGTTTTGCAAGATTCTCTTGGAACTGATCCATTGGCATTTTACATTGTCCAAATGCACCTCGCAAATCCGTTACAATGTCCATCAGAGACTTCATAGAGCCATCACCATTCTGCAAGGATATGCCCAAATAATCCATTGCGTCACTGATATCATCTGTTGGCTTGGCAAGATTTGTCAGGATAGTTCGGAGGCTGCTACCAGCCATACTGCTTTTCAACCCTGACGACGCCATGAGTCCGAGGGCAATGGCTGTATCTTCTACGCTGTATCCTAACGATCCAGCTACGGGAGCCGCATATTTAAAAGATTCGCCCAGCATAGCAACGTTGGTGTTAGAATTTGCCGAAGCTGCTGCCAGAACATCAGCAAAATGTGAAGCGTTGGAGACTTCTTTTGTAAAACCATCTTTGATAATTTTGGTGGTACCATCCGCCGATAAACCGAAAGCTGTCATAGCATCTGTTACGATGTCGGAAACGCCAGCCAAATCTTCTCCCGATGCAGCGGCCAGATCCATTACGCCTTCGATTCCATTTAACATATCCTCCGTTTTCCAGCCGGCCATTGCCATGTACTCCATCGCAGAAGCTGTCTCACTTGCGGTGTACTGTGTGATTTTTCCGAGCTGTTTCGCCTTTTCAGATAGCCGATCGAAGTCAGATCCTGTAGCCCCGGAAATAGCTGCTACAGATGACATAGCATTCTCAAAATTCGCACCAGCGCTTATTGCTCCTGTAGTCAGACTTTTTAATCCACTTCCGACTGCCGATACTGCCTTGGATCCGATCGCCGCCATAGCGCCGAATCCAATTCCACTTGTAAGCGTATTTTTCAGATTTTCAGCATAACTGCTGCATGATTTCATCATTGAGGAGAAGTTCTTATCTTCCGCGCACAAAACCGCCTTTACGCTATAAGATTCTGCCATCTGTTCACTCCCCTCTCTTTAGCAATTTGGATATTCCAGCGAATCGTGGATCACTCTTTTTATGCTTCTTTTCCTTCACATTTCTTAATTCTTTTTCATAGTCAAAGAAATTCCGGAACCTTTTATATACTGGCACTGTTTTCTTGCCGGATTTTTTTTGCGCTTGGGCCGCAAAATTCAGAAAGGCCTGCCGATGTGCCCTGTATTCGTCGTCTACTATTCGATATCTCAGCGCTTCCATCATAATTTCGTACTGTGCAATCGTCAGACAATCAACCTGCTCAAACGATGTGAATCCCAGATACCGGAAGCAACTGATTGCAACTTCCCGGTATTGTTCTTCGAAGCTCGCCTCTTCATGAGTTATATCGCCTACTTCTTCGCTTTTTCTTCCTCGATCGTCTTCTCGAGATTCTGGACGCATTTCTTCGTAGCATTTGCACTCTTTAAGAAACCCATCGTATCTTCGAAGAGCTGATCGATATCGGTATCCGAATCATCAATATATTCATCCAGAATTTCTGTAGTTGCTCTCGGATTCTGCCCTTTATTCGCTACGAGTAACAGATCCTCAAGAGCCTCTACATCTCCGTCCATGATCCCTGCCACAGCGTATCTCAGGCCAATATTCTTCTTGGCATCTTTTACTCCGTCTACCGGCATGCTTACTTTCTTGTTCATTTCTCTCATGAATCCCATGCCAAAATTAAACTGATACACCTGTCCGTTGATTGTAAGTTCCATATAGTTTTTCTCCTTTACTATTCAAAAAGAGGACGATTTCTCGCCCTCTGCATTTTTACGCTCCTGTTTTAGTTGTATCTGTAAATACGTACGCCGCTACTTCCTGCTGTGCGGCTGTCACTGTCACATCGCCTTTCTCACCGGTTCCGTTTACGCCAAAGGTAAGGGATACTTCTACCATATCCTCGGCATTCGAAGTCTTTTCCAGCTCCGTTACGTAACCCTGGAAATATTTTCCCTTGAATTTATTGCTTCCGCTGGATGCTGGTTCATCCAGATTTGCTTCCCAGATCTCGACCAGTTCATCATTGATCATGGCATCTTCAAGAGAGTCGATCAGTGTGTCGCCCTTGGCAAGAATACTGGTTGCCGTAATCTCAACCTCGGCTGCTCCCGGGGTTCGAATCGTGCCGTCCTTGGTCTCTGTGGTATCTGCATCCTTGCTTGTCGTTCTTCCGTTTTCTGTAGTAAAGGCTAATGCTGTAGCTGCATTTTTAGCCGCGTCTTTCTTGAGACGGTACAGATAGACGATCTTTTTGCCGCGGACCGCATCTGCAAATAACTGCAAATCAATTGTTTTTCTCATGCTGTTCTCCTAACTGAATAAAAAAGTCACTTCCACGATGCCGTGAAGGAGTGGCTGGTTGGTAGTTGTGTCCGGCAATATTCTCTGATTCAAATTCTGCACGGACCACGAAAAGTTGCCGGTATGTTCCAGCTGTCTGCAAATCTGCTTAATCTGCAGAAGCATCTGTGATACTGTGCCGCGCTGCCGCGGATTGTCATGCCAGACGTGAATTGTCTGGCTTGCAGTGCCGAATACAGCCGTTTTATTGGCTCTGTCATTCAAATCACTGTCTGCCAGATAGACAAACGGATATGGCGTGCCTTCCGGCGGTAAAAACGTGTCATACACACTGTCTGGATACTGTTTTTTTAATTCCAGAAGCAACGCACTGAATAATTCCTGCTGTGGGTCCATGATGTCACCTCGTAAGCTTTTTCAAATCGGATTTGAACTGTTCTTTCTGAATCGCATAAGAAGGATATACAAACGGCTGCGCTTCCATATATCTCGTACCATGTTCGAGGTATGGGCTATATTCCGTTGTTGGTCCGGCTTCGGCAGTCATTCCTCCATCTTTGATGCTCATCCCGATACTTCTTTTTGTTGTTCCGGTCTGATAACCCTTCTTGAAATTTGCTTTTCTCTGCATTTTTTCTTGCATTTGAGCACCATTTTCCTTTACAACCCGCTTTACATCGCTCATCTGCACGTTTTTCTTCAATTTGACCTGCAGTTTTTCCATTCCTTCCAGCTTGATTTTCGGCATCAAACCACCTCCGATAAAATAAAAGTCTGTTTCACACGTAATTTCCGCGTATAGTCCACTTTATAGGTCGTGTTTCCAATCCGGATCCTGTCAAACGGCTTCTGATAATGGTTCTGGAGCTGCACTGTCACGCTGCCCTGACGGATCCCACCGTATACGATCTGCATGATTTCCGCCCGCGTATCCATCACAGATGCCATTTTCCGCACCTCTGTTACCTGATCGTCGGCATAGTTTCCAGTCGTTGGATCATACTCACCCGGCAGGACTCGCCGGAAGAAAATTGGCGTATCGTATCTCACAAAAACTTCACCTTTCCCTTCCTTGCCTCCCGCTGGCTGTCCAGATAAGACTGAATATCATCCATGTACCCGGCAAAATCATTTTCAGACCAGGAAAGGCTCTCGCCCTCAACACTGTGAGAGGAGAGCCCTTCTGATCCGATCCGGTTGAATCGAATGACTGAAACATCCAATATGATGTATTCCATTTCTTCCGGCGGCTCCAGACCGCCAAGAAGAAATTTCAACCGCTGTTTCGTGGCATTCAGAATCAGCTGTAGCTGCTGTTCTGTCTTTTTATCTGTGTCTTCCAGTCCAAGAAGCAGTTTCAGATCTTCGAGCATCGACTGCCTCCTACTTCTCTGGTTCTTTTACCAGTTCGATCACCGGGGTTCCACGCAGGTTTTTATCCGAAGCAAGCTCTTCCAGACGCTCTTTCGATACCTTGATTCCCTCGCGTGGGAAAACATCACCCTCTCGGTACTCATGGTCATCGTCATGAAGATCCGTAAAGTATTCAATCACCCTGTACATAGGTTCCTCCTTCTCAGCTCTTCACAGCTGCTGTTACATCGCCGGAACGGACTGCTTTATAGTTCTGATCACACTCAACCAGCGTGATGTGATGGGTTGCTGTAGATGCGATTTCGGATTCTCCATCCCATTTGCTCCAGTTTTTCACGTCATCGCCGTATTTCACGGCAGTCGCGGATGCCGCATCTTTGTACTTCCAGCAGTTTTTCATAGACATCAGCTGCTCTTTTACGGAGATCTTTGTTTTTCCCGTTTCAGATCCTTCTGCCGCCGTTACGGTCAGTTTTCCAAGAGTCTGTGTATCCGCGCCACCAACGGAGATGTAGGCGATGGCATCCAGGTACTCACAGAATAAGCGCAGACCCATAATAGCGTACAGATCCGAAATTGCTCTCTCATAGGTACCCTGTGCATGGAAGCCGATGAAATGAGTGGTTGGGTCTGTTGTGTAGCTGAGACCGGCCTTTACAAACTCAGAGTCGCCTGGATCGATGTAATATCCGACGATGTTATTGAGTGGAGTTGCAATAACAACGTTTTCCGGGATTTCAGAGCTTACAAACACAACCTCTGCGCCCAGAAACTTTTTCATGTACTCAAATCCGAAGGCAGTCTGCAGGGAAATATCCGCAGCACCAACATATTTGTACACATCCAACGTATTCACCCACACTGCTACGCCGGTGGCTGTTCTTTTCATCTTTTTAAATTTATCTTTGACTTTTCCGATCGCCATAGCAACCGCCATCTGCCAGGTACTTTCGTGGCCAGTCAACGATCCTGCTTTCAGCTGTGTATACAGTTTGTCCATGACAACATTCTGCAGATCGGTTTTGAACTCTTCATCGGTATCCTGCACTGCAGCATCGTATCCTTTTTCTGCGATTGCTTCCAAGGTTACTCCCTTGCGATATTTTTCAATACGGATGGTATCAAACGGAATCTCTTCTACAACGTACCGGGAGTATGGAATTTCTTCTCCTTCTTTCACCTCTCCGGACTGCAGGGTTCCTGTTACCTTTTTGGTCTTTAAAATAGTATTGTTGTCCTTCTTGATCATTCGGGCAATGCCCAGAACATCAAGCAGTGCCTGGATGTTTTTGCCGAAAGATGTTACAAAGTCAATCTCACGGGCTTTTACCTGGATCTGTGCCTGACCTGTCATGTTATCCGGTGCCGCAAATACCTGCAGTCCTAATTTTCCGATTTTATGCATGCTGTTTTCCTCCTACTGAAATAATGCGATATTTTCCGCAATCAGCCGCTGCCGTTCGATCGGGTTGCTGACTGCGAGAATCTGCTCTTTCGTCACAGCGCCTTTTCCGCCGGATCCGCCCTTTGGTGCATTCCCCTTCAGGGCATCTTTTACGGCTGCCTGCACTGCATCCTTGTACATTTTCGCGAAAGTTTCAACCGCCGTCTTGGTATCCTCAGCGCTTTCAGATACCAGATGCGTCAGAAGTTCATCCGGGATGTTAATTTCTTCATCTGTCAGCATCTTTCTGGCTGTTTTTGACATCTCCGAAAGTGCATTCTGCCGTTTCAGATCCGCCAGTTCTTTCTCCAGCTTACGGTTTTTGTACTCCGCTTTCTCTTCTTTTGTCATCTTTGCGAGCTTTTCCGCCTCTGAAAGCTTGTCATCAGTCAGTGCCTGCCACTTTTCCTGTGCTTTGGTCACTGCTGTGTTTACCGCTTTATTGACCCTGCGGTCAAACTCCGCTCGATTCTCTGCCTGCCTCAGAAAATCATCAAATGACATCTCATTGCCGCTATTTTCAGAACCTGCTCCAGCTCCGTCCTCGTTTCCGTCTCCGGCTCCGCTGCCGTCTCCTTCGCCATCTGCAAATAACTGCAGGTTGATCATTGGGATTCTCCAACGATTGTTTTTATACTTCATGTTCGGTCCTTTCTGCCCCGTCCCGTTCTATAAAAGCCCCGTGCCGTTGCTCCAGAATCATAGTTTAACGACATTTCGGTCACATCGGTTACACGATCCGGACATGCTCCGGAAATTCATCGGCCATCAAGCAGACGCCGACAAAAAAGGAATCCATCAGAGTTCTTGCTTTCTCCGATAGATTCCCATACTGTATATCAACCCATCCGGGCGATACTTTGTATTCTATTTCATCCCTTGTCAGATCCTCAATCGAGCGGATCAGCGTCCGCACAAGGCTGGAAACACCCGCACAGACAATATCCTGCCCATGTGGTGCGTACATTGCATGACCGGACACAGTCAATCGGTCTTTTCTTACCGTTACATCAATCAACAGTCATCACATCCTTTCATTCCGGCTGTTTCCTGCCGGTGGGAGATGTATGGATCACCGCTTTTCTACTCTGCTGTGTAATCTTCAATGACCGGAATACCGTACTCAATAGCACATGTATTTTCGATCTTGCACCCTCTGGCATCCTGCCAGCCTTTCGCAAAGTAGGCAATGTCAGCACCAGCCAGAAGTTCCAGGGATTTTCCAAGGAACCAGAGTGGCTTTGCATCCACCGGAGCTTCCTGGAAGAAAGAATCAATAACCTCTACTTGCTCTCCAATCACGTCTTCTGCACTCTTGATTGCTTTCTTACGTTCTGCAAGGATATCTTCATCAGACTTTCCTTTCATTGGCTGTGAAATAAACAATTTCTTCATGATTAATCCTCCTAATCTGCAAACACCCAATCATCTGCAAGCATATCTGCCTGACTTGCGAGCCATCCCATCTGTACTCCTGATGTTCCGACAAATGCGATAGCCATGTTTCCGATAGCATCATGCTCGCAATTCACGATCTCCCCATCCGGCGTCTTATAAGAAATCCCAGTGGCGAGCTGAATGTACTGCTTTTTGCCGTTCCATCCTTTACGAGCCACCTTAAGTCCTCTTTTCAGATAACGGATAGCATCTCCAAAGCCAAATGTTGACTGACCGCCAAGAACACCACAATTCTTTTCATCAGCAATCATCCAATCATCCCTCTGTGTGTGCATGAAAGTATATTCCACTCTCTGTGTTTCACGGATATCAAGAACTTCTCCCTGTCCTTTGTCGGAATCTTTTGATCTGCAATGAATCATAATTGTCTGCTTATCAATGTCCCAACACCAGTAACCATTCCAACCAGGAAGTTTCACCTTTTCTCCATGTTTCATTGCTTCAAATGCTTCTTTGAAATTCATGATTTACTACCTCCTATTCTTCTGTATGACATGTATTTGTTATTTTACCATATACATCCTCATAAAGTTCCTGCTTGTCACCGTTGTAGGTGTATTCGGCATAGATACCATCTCCGCTGATAGTGGTTGATGCAAGGCACTTATAATTCTGAAGTGTTTTGCATGACCATACCACGAATACATTTCCAAGGTCGATCTGAACTTCCGGTCTGTTCTTGTGGTACCATTCAACGAGTTTCTTCTGTGCTACACTCTCGAAATGTGCCATTCCTGTGATAATCATATTTCACCTTGTCCTTTCTTAAAAATGTGTATAAAAATACCACCGGCCTCTCGACTGGTGGTTAATTATACAAATGGAACCATTTCTTTTACGTCTTTCAATGTCCTTTTTGCCTTTTCGATCAATGAATTCTCAAACAGATATGAAATACCTTTGGGCGTGATAATAGCATCCGGCAGATCGCCTAAAAGAACGCCATCTTTCGTATGATTAACAGCAATGCCTTTTACATATTCTTCCGTAATCAGGCTTAAAATGATATACTGCCAATAATTCTCAGGAATATTATAAGCTGATGCTGTAAGGTAACACGCTTCTGGTTTTTCACCCTTTTTCAAGCATTCATACAGATATTTCAGTACCTGGTATACAATCACGAAATAATCATTCTGAGCCATTTGTCCTGTCTCCTTATCATCAGTTGATAATTAACTGATTCTTGCAAGAATCACAGTAAAAAGTATTGGTTTTTTCACGGTCGCCAACAGGAATCATGATTCCTGTTTTACATTTTTTGCACAAAACTTTTTCGCCTTTCCTCAAGAGCTTTACTCTCTCATGAGGCGGAATATTCAGAGTATTCGTCATAAACAATCACTCCCATTTCAGATTCGGATATTTATCATTTATATGATTAATTATATCCTGGAGCACTTTCTCTGTCAATTCAATGTTTTGATGCCTGTACTCGTTCACATAGCATTGCAGTTCTTGACTTTTGGTATTTGGCTTGTTGATTTTGGCATGCGTGGCCTCGTGAATCACCGTAATAGCCGTTTCACGAACCGTTTTGGTATTATCAGCATAAATGTTGATTTCTCCATCTTCGAAAAGTCCGTCCAGTCCTTCATCAACATCAACTCCGTACCATACCTTTATTTGAATATCATTTTCCTGAAGATATTCCAACATTTCCGTTCCGATGCTGGACTTTTTCATTTCTTTCATGATATTTCGAGGTTTGATAACGTCTCGCCCCTTTGATCTGCCATCCAATGTTTGGAATATTCCTTCGTTGTCTTTATATCTTGCCTTTCTGTTTTTCGATGCTTCCCATTCTTCTGTGGTACCACCCTGCTCCAGAAAGTCCAACCATTTCTCATATTCTGCACTGTCTTCATAGGCTGCCGTGGAGCAGTGGCACCGTGGATGCATCGGCGGCGCGTTCGTTCCCGGCATCATATCCTGCACTTTGAAATGCTTACCATCCAACGCCTGGCACCGCTCGCAGACATCTGCATTCCCGCAGGCAACGTATGTATACTCTTCGAATCCATTTCGAATATAGGACTGCTTCTGCGCTTCTGTCTGGACTCTGGCAAGCTCCGTGACCATGAGCCGCTCTGCATCCTCCCGGCTTGCACCGAAGCGTTTCTGCAGGTGCACCGCAAGCTCCCGCGGGTTCTTGCCCTGGATTAGCTCTGTTTTCAGCAGCTTGTCCAGCTCTGCTTTCAGCATATCCTGATACATCCAGATTCGATCGGAATAAGTGGCGTTATGGAATGACGCATCGACAATTGCCCGCGCCATTTTCCCATTTTCCTGCACGGAATTGCCAAGAATACCCGCCTGCCTGCGAAATTCTTCTATTGTCTGCTGTGTCAGCGTCTTGTCAAAATATTTCTGCAGTTCATCGAAACCGGATACCATTTCCAGCCCGATATTGGCTTTCAGCAGTTCCAGACGGTTGATCTTCATGGTTGCATTGTACAGCCGCATCTCTTCATTCGCCTGGTCGGAAAAATCTTTTTCTTTGACGTATTTCGCCGCTTTCCTGCCATACTCTTCGATATCGAGCTTGGAAACCCTTCTCTTTGCTTCTGCCAGCGAAATCTTCTCAGCATTGGCGTATTTTGCGTAAAATCCATCGATTTCCTTCTGAATCTGATCCGCCATATACGCATAGGTCTTCCGGATCTCTTCTGCATAGGTCTGCTCAGACATCTTATTCTTCTTGGCATGTTCCGTCTCACGTTTCTGCCAGTATTCCTTACTCGTCATCCTGTCCACCGCCGCCAAACATCTGCTTCATCACTGGATCCGCTCTCACCTTGTTCTGATCGGTATCAATTTTCTTGATTTCATCCTGTACATTGTCCACAATAGACAGCACCCCGAGCTGTGTTTCCTGGCTGACCACACCTTCCAGATTCTTCGCGATCTCTGCCTCTTCCTGCAGGTTTGCCGGGAAATTTAGTGTAAAATGTGGATGGATCTTCACCCAGTCATCTTTTTTCATTCCTGAGACCGGATTTGAGAAAATCAGACGATACCTCCGGTTCATTCCGCTGGTAAATTTCCGCTCTTTCGTTTTTTCCAAGTTACTCATTGCCTGCAGCTTATATTTCATGGCGATGCCGGAACTGGTGCCAAAATTCTCATCCGAGATATTGGCCACCATGCTGATATGGAAAATGAGCTTTTCCAGACGATCGATCAGATGCTCCTGCGTGGTATCACCATCCGGTTTCTGAAGAAATTCGACAATCAACCGTTCGGTGTCCCCGTCGAAATTAATGATTCTGTCATCCCGGATATGCGCCACATCGTCTTCTTCCAGCTTGGAACCAAGAACCTTGAGATAGGCATCCGCGAAATAGTCAACATCATTGGCTTTCTCGCTGATCGCCTTGTTGTATGCATTAATCATCGTAAGGACCGGCTCGAAGATTCCCATACGCTCCTTGTTTTCTACGTACTCCGATGCCGGAACGCCGTCGAAGCCGTGTATCTTCTCGTCTGCATCCCAGAGTAATTTTCCTTTGATTGTAAACCAGCGGACCTTCGTCTCGTCCGATACGCTTCCATGAAGGATCTGATTCGAATCGTAATACAGCCGCACGAAATATCGTTCCCTTTCCAGCACGGAATCGTCGTAGATCATGAATGCATCCAGCGGGCTCAGATAGGTGATACCGATATTTCCGTTCTCATCTACGTAATACATTTCATAGCCTTTGCCGAAGATACTGCAGATCTTGGACAGTTCGGCATTGTTATCGTCCTGATCATTATACTGATCCAGAAAATCAACATATTTCTCAACCGCTTCGTTTCCATCGTCTACCTGCAGTTTGATCGGATGCCCGATGAAGAAGCCGTTCATCGTATCCACGATGTATTTCGCAAAGTTGACCATGATCCGGTTGTCCGGCTTCCACTTGGGCTTTAACGGCTCATGCAGGATCGGGTAATCCGTCTCGTAGGCCTCCTGCAGCATGCTGTATCTAAATGCGCACTCTCCGGAATGCCGCATGATAAATTCGTTCAATTTGGCATCTGTCAGCGTCTCTTCCGACGGTAGCCTATACAAATTCGTTCGCACTTCTATATCCCTCCTTTCACCTTTCTGTTCAGCCGTGGTTTCGCCTTGCGTTCTTCCTCAATGGAGTATCGAAGCATCGCCATGGCATCATCAAAAAATGGAACTGGCTCTTCGAGATAAGTGTTGGTACGCTCATCCTTCTTCCACTTCCATTGCTGAATTTCTTTTATTGTATTGACGCAGGACGGGTAAATATGGATTCTGTGCTGTTTCAGGTAATCTATCTGGGCATGCACGCTGTTCGGCTCCTTCTGCACGCCTTTTGCGCGGTATCCCGCCTTCTGCCACATCTTGATACGGTCCGGCTCCGCAGAATCGCACCACATGCGCAGGCGCTTGTTGAACTGCCCCTCCGCCAGCCGGATGATCTCGTCCGTGTCCATCTCATACACGTACAGTTCCCGGCATAGATACAACTCACCATCCTTAAAGCCAACCTCACCGATGCAATTGGCGTGATTGAATCCGAAATCCTGTGCATTGACCATGTAATCGAATCGTTCCGGTGAACAGTCAAATTCTTCGACAACATAGTTTTTGAGGATCAGTCCGGCGACCTCGCCCCATTCCCCCAGGCCATATACCCGATACCCCTCTGGATCCACTTCCTTACGCCGCATCATACGTCTTCGGTAGGCATCATCGATAAAGCGGTTCTGCTCGTAGGTTGACTGATGTGTCAGAACATCCGGATCTGACCGGTCAAAAAACACACGCTTAATCCAGTGGTACGCCGATACCGGGTTGAACGTCATCCGTATCTGATAGAACTGTCCATCCGGCAGTTCACCACGGAGACGGTCATCAATGATCTCGAAGTCCGCCTGCGTAATTTCCGTGGCTTCTTCAATCCACACATCGGTCAACTTTCCACGCTTGAAAGTAATGGATTTCAGCTTTTCACGCTGTTTCTCATCATTGACTCCACGGAAAATGATCTGATTCCTGTTGATCTTACACTCCATAATCATGTTGGAGCTGTTGATGTGCCAATATCTCTTATACTGCTCCCCAAACATACGAAAAATAGCACCCTGCAATTCTGCAAAAGTGCTATCCCTGTTTGTCACGTCCGCCTTTCGAACGCATAGAAGATTTCTTCCCGGATCCTGTATCAGCCGCAGGATATAATTCTGCGCCGTATCAACGCTCTTCCCCGATCCGGCAGAGCCTTTCATAACAATATACCGTTTTCGGCTGCGGTCAACTTCTTTGAAGCCTGGGTTCATCTGGACGTTTATGTTCATCCGGAATCGTCCTCTCCGTAATTAATTGTGATGTTGAGATCCATATCTGTATCCAGCTCAACTTTATCCTTGAACATACCAAGGTGTTTTCCAAGAAGCTCCAGTGCTCTCATCTTATCATTTAATCGGACTTCCCTTTCAACTGACGATCCTTTTTCACCATCCATAGTTTTAACTTTTACTGACTGAATACATGCCAAATCATCTTCTGTGGCATCTGCTCGAATAGAAGCATCTTCAGAATTGATTACTTTTTGCGGATTCACAAAAGCTATTCGCGCCAGTTCTTGGATTACTCTGTCTTGGTTGATACCTGTCCTTTTTGACCTTTCGGCCATTGCCTGCTGAATCGCTTCTGAAACTGGAGTTTTCTGGAGTAATTCATTTCCTATTTCGCTGGCTCTTTGTGAGTTTCCTGCTTTATAGCCAGCTCTGATCGCGGCCTGCGTTGCATTCAGGTCGATCAGATACTCCTCAACAAATCTCTGCTGCTTTGCAGTCAATTTTGCCATCCTGCAACACCGCCTTTCTGTTTCTGCACGCAAAAATTCCCCGCATCTCTGCGAGGAATCCTTGTATAAGAGTAACAAATCGGAGAATCTCCATCCACTGGAGAGTTGGAACGGCAGGATTCGAACCTGCGCCTCGTGCCGGCGTCTCTGCGCTCTCCTTGAGCTACGTTCCAATAGCACTTCCTACCGTTTTTTGTAGTTATGGCACTACATAACTATAAAATTCAAGCAGGCCTTGTCAATCTCTCTAAGGCGGTGCATCGCTCTCAGTTCAGATGTCTGGGGCTTCGTTCAACACCGTGCATCATTCGGGCTTTTTCCACGGGCTGATGCCGCCCAATCAGCGGCCAGGCTGTGACACCTGACCGCCGCTCGCCGCTCAAAATACATTCACAAGGAGGTAAAGAAAAGATGAAACCCTTCATGCCGTTCTTCCATGATACACTATAACATTTTGAATCGTAACATATGTAACAAACGTAACAAAGTTTACTCTTTCTCGAAAAATCTTTGAAATTCCATTTTCACACTGCCCTCCGTAGCTTTCCGCCCCAGTTTACTTGCCACCTGGCTCCAGCTCATCTCCTCGAAGACTCTGTACTTGATGATCCGTTGCATCCTCTGTGGAATATGGTTCATCCATTGCTCCACCTCCACTTTCAGCCGCTGCGCCTGCTCCCGGCGCTCTTCCAGAATCTTCTCCTCATGCCGCAGGCGGGCATCCTCCTCATAGGTGAACGCCGTACCGGCAATTTTAAAGTGCTGCGGATTGTACGGAAAATCGGGATTGCTCCCGGACACGTTCGTCTGCACGATGGTCTGCCGCTTCTTTTTCAGCCGTCTAATGTCCTTTTCCGTCTCTTTGATCAGCTCGCATGCGTCTATGTACTGCTCCAGAACCTTTTTCTCCATTGGTATCACCTCCCCACTTATGTTCTCTTCCGGTTGTCCGGTCTCTCATTTTGATCTCGACCAATTCCAGATGCGACACATTCAGAACTTCTCGCACAGCCTTGACCACGTTCCAGATCGGTCTCGGCAGGCGTCCGGCCAGAACGGATCATTGCAACCGTTTTCGTTGATATAGTTCCAAATAGCACATTCGCGGATTATCAGTCTGCAGAGTAATTTTAACTGCTGTTCTGGTGTATTCTCTTTCATGGTGTTACCTCCAGAAAATCCTCCAAACTCATTTGCGGATCTGCCTTGTAATTCATCCACACAGTTTCCGTCCGCGGTTTCCCACCCTCTGCGCAACTGGAAAAATGTTTCTTTTCCCAACCTGCAAGGTAATTGTTATACATCTCTGATTCATAGCCGGATATCATTATCTTCGCGCGGCTCTTCAGTAATACTTTCAGCAATTCCTCATGATCTTGATCCAGCATCTCATTCCGGTATTGCTTTTGCGCTCTGGTGCCTAAAACATACGGCGGATCAATATACATAAAAACATTGCTATAATTAAATCTTTCTATAACTTCGAGTGCGGGACGATTTTCAATTTGTACCATCCGCAGGCGTTCTGCTGTTTCAATAACCCATTCTGGCAGACGATACCAGCTCCATAGCGCATAGGATTTCTCTCTACCCTGTACATCATGTTTCCATCCTACCTTGCTATCGTTTGTACGGAATCCATATCCCTGCCAGCATCGGATCAAAAATCGCAATGCTTTATGATATGGTTCGTCCGGCATCAGTAAATCCCATACATCCACTTTGTATGTTTCATCATACTTTTCCCGGCTAAACGGCGTAGTCATTACCATTCTTGCCAAGCGCTCCGCGTCCTCTTGGATGCATCGGAACAGATTTACAACATCGTAGTCCAGATCGTTAATTGTTTCGATATCAGACACCGTCTTGTTAAACAGCACGGCACCACTGCCGAAGAACGGCTCTACATAGCTACGATGTTCCGGTATCAATTTCACTAATTGAGGAGCAATATTCCACTTGCTTCCCGGATATTTCAATACTCTTCTCATTTTTCAGAAGCCCGGTATACCCTTGCCCCGGCCGGAGGCTGGCTCCTTTCTTTTTATTTCACACCACACCGATACTGGCACTGCCTCGTGCAACCTGCACAACATTGCCGTTCGCATGGTTCAATTTCAGCTCCAGATGCAATTGCATCCAACATTCTATTCTTTGCTTCGATCAGCTTGTTACAGCCTGAATCCGTCATATGCTGACAGTCGAAAATATTCTTATCGTTTCTCCCCATTGCACATGCTTCGCATCCGATCCGGTCCTTCAGCGTGCATTTTAGGTATCCATCTTGAAAATACTGCACCGGTGCTCGTATACAATCTTCTATCTCTGCTCCCTGATATTTTACGAAGTGTTCACAGTATGACACTGGGTAAAAAGTTCCACCTCTACACCAATGCGCCTGCTCCCCGGGAAGATTCCAATTTGACCACTGCGTCCGTGGTGAACGTTCAGGGAATGCTTTGTTATAAGGCTCTTCTTTCGCCCTCTTATTGTCATAGCATTCGCCTTCCGGGCATCTGCCACTCCACCAATACAAGCATTTTTGACACACGCAGCTACCGCAATGGGGAAAACTACCGTACCGAGTTTTTAAATACTCGCTCATAGTAACTTGCTGCATTGTCATTTCTTATGTTTCCTGTTCCACTCGTTCAGATATTCCATCTGTTCCTCGTCCTCCCGCGGATCCTTCGGCCGCTCTGGCCGGTTCAGCAGCAACGCCGCCGCACCAACGACTACTCCACAGAACACGATAATTCCAATCACTGCCATTTCTCACCCTCCTGCACTCTGGTTTTCAAGTAACATCTGCTCAAGCGATCCCATATCATATTGCCGCTGGTGGAAATTATTGAACTTATTTCCTGTGATCGGCTTCGCACTTTCCGCCTGACGTGGTTTGTTATCATAGTTTCCATCGATTACCTTCGCAAAATTGGCATCTTTCATCAGCCAATCAAAGTTTGCTGACCAGTTCCGGTTATTGGCACCCTTTAAGAAAGCGGATCCCTCTGCCTTTTCAAACATCTTTCGAAAATCTTCTAGGCTGTAAACTTTCAATCTGGCTCTGATTGCCTTCTTCCTGGCTTCGGATAATGTTTTTACAGATGGATAAGAAACGCAGATGGAGTGATATAGGTCCACGACCTGCTGACAGGTTGCTGTTTCTACGGACTCTTCGCCCCTTACCTCTCCTATCCTATCCTCTCCTATCCTATCCTTACCTATCCTATGCGCCATTTGGTTGCCATCTGGTTGCCAAGTGGTTGCCACGCTTTCGGATTCTTTGATTTCCAGCGGTTCCGGGGATTTTTCGGTATATGCACCGTTGTCCTTCAGCTCCAGTCTTTCCATCTGATCCTGATATTGCGTTGGATTGTATCTATCCTTTCTTAGAAGATTATGCATACGCCAATGTTTGATAACAATTACGCCATTTTCGAAAACAAGAATGAATCTCTTTGCGATCAGCAATTTCAAATCATCCAGCGATGCACCAATGACTCTCTGAATCTTTTTCGGATTGTTGACGAATCCATCATCATCCGCATGCATATTGAGATGAAAATACAATGCCTGTGTCGAAAGCGGCATATCAAGAAAGGCATCGCTATCAACGATTTTTTGTGTAAACATTCTTTTTTCTGACATGATTTATGTACCTTCTTCCAACTCCTGCCCGGATTCCCATTCCCGATACAGTTGCATCCAGTCATCAAGCGGCATTGTTACCAGTACTTCCGCGTAATTTTTCTTGTGGAATACCGCCGGAAGGTCACCGGTTCCTTTTGAATCACGCTTTGCCTGCGCTACCCAGTCATACAAACACATCTTTTCCTGATGCTTTGCCTCGACATGGATGCCTGGCAGCCCTACAACATCAGAGGCATCACCCGTATTTCCGCAATACTGTGCGGTTCGGCGACTCCCCGTGTAACCATACTCTCGGAATGTTCTGGCAAGCTCACGTTCAAACCGGGCGCCCTTTTCTCTGCTATTGATTTTTCCCATACTGCGCCCCCTTCTAGTTGAATGGCAACTCTTCTCCGATGTCATCCGGAATATTCATAAACCCATCCGAATCCGCCGCCCGCTGTGTAGTTCCATTGTTCCCAGCGCTTGCGCCCTTGCTTTCTGCAAACTCATGATCTTCTACAACTACGTCTGTCGTGTAGATCTTCTGACCGTCCTTATTGGTATAGCTGCCGGTCTGAATCCGGCCGGTAATTGCGATCTTCGTACCCTGGCGCAGGTATTTCTCTGCAAATTCTGCCGCTTTTCCGAATGCAACACAGCTGATGAAGTCTGCGGTTGCATCGCCGTCTCTGTGAAACCTCCGATCAACAGCCAAACGATACCGTGCAACGGCAGTCTGATTCTCGTTCTGACTGTATCGGACTTCCGGATCCGCGCACAGGCGGCCCATTAAAATTACTTTGTTCATACGCTATCCTTTCTATCTGCCCCGCACAGCCATTTTCCAGCCGCGCGGGTAAGAATTATCGTCTATTATGAAATAACGGTAAACTGCGGCATTCCATCAAGCTCACGCTGCAGATATTCTTTGATTGCCTGCGTTGCATCCATCTTCCATGCACCGCCGTCTGCCTCGAAAATGGCACACATTACGCTGCCATAGCTGTCCTGTTTCATTCGGAACACAAATGCCGATTCCGGCTGTTCCACCTCAAGGAATGTTCTGTACGGCCGCAGGCACACCGGATTCGGTACGATCGCATCGCCCTTGGATGCCAGACCGGTCTTAATGGTTGCTTTCTGCGTTACACCGTCATCCCCATACTCCGAAACGCTTCCTGCCTCTACCGTTCCGGCAAACTTCAGAATCAGCTCGCGGTCATCGCTTGGAATAAACTTCGACTGCAGGTTGATGCAGAACTTCTCATGCTCCACAAAACGGTCAAATTCAAAGCCCGGAACTCTTGCACTCGCCACCACCAGGCTTTCACGGTCACGGTTCGGATCCAGCTGGGAATACAGCTCCACTTCCGTCGGGCTTTTGACTTCCACGATCATCCGCGGCGGCATCTCATCCACTTCTGACTTGATATAGTCCACAAGGCTTGTCAGTGTGTGCATTTCGATGGCATCTGCCTTCGGGTAATATGTATCGATTCGATGCAGTGGCTTGTCGGAATAACAAGCTCCATTGATTACGTGTTCCTCTGCTTTTCCAAGTCCTACGATGTACTGTAATGCTTCTTTAATCATGATCATTTACCTCCCCTGCCTACTTGGCAGCCTTTCTGAAATCAACAACATTTTCGTTCTTTCCGCTTAAAATCTCGCCTGTCTCGGTATCCACGACGGTGCCATCCACAACCTCGGTCTGCTTCTCTGCCTTTGACTCGTTCAGATTCAGGCTCATCTGGCCACGGATCTGCTTTCCATACTCTTCTGCGTACACCTCGCCGGTGCGCAGATCCTTGCCGATGTAGAATTTTGTGCTCATATCCTGCTGTGGTGCCAGTTTCTCCACTACCTGTGCGGAAACAGACACATCATCCCGGTTCTCGTTCTGTGTGAAACTCAGCTTGATCGTGATGCCTCTCTTGACCTTAAATGAAGTATTCGGGTCCTGCAGGTTCTCGATCACTCTTTCGAAAGCATGCTCAAACTTCTCCTGAAGCTGTCCGCCCACCAGATTCTGTAATTCTACTTTATTCATCGTCGGTTCCCTCTCTTTCAATTATTTCCAAACAACGCTGCTTTTGCATCTACAGGTACTGCCGGTTCAGGCTGACTCTGCTGTGGCGTAGCTTCCTGCGCTGGTTCCATATCAAACACAGTAGCGTCATTGTCAACATAATCTTTAGTGCCGTCCTCGTTGATAACCGCCATATCGGAATCAATCGCGGATGCCATATCAATCGACATGATTCCCCACTTGCTGATCAGCTGACGCAGCATGGTTTTGTATGCCATACCGTCAAAATCTTTTTCCCAGAAGGTATACCCTTTCTTGGCCTGGTATCCCTTGGAATACTTCAGTGCGTGAGCTTCCATTTTCCGTTTCGACCAGTAGATCGCTTTCCGGAATCCGTTGGTATACTCAAACATGGCATAATATCCAATAGTATTGGCCTGTTCCCGCTCCTCTTCATCTTCGATCAGCCGCACTTCTATTTCCTCGTTCAGCGGATCGAACCGGATCAGCTCACCTTCCTTAATTGCAAGGACGTTCAGCTTTTTATACTGACCGGAACGGATGGCGAGCTGAATATATCCTTTGTATCCGAGCTGGAACTGCGCCACTTTGCCCTTGTTTTTGTCATTGAATGGCACCAGATAATACTGGCCAAGCTGCGGCGAAGGTGAGAGTTTCAGCGACTCGCCCAGGAGTGCACCGGAAAGGATCGACTGGTTCGTGCATTCCTGCAGTGCCGGGTTTGTGTTGACCGCCGAAACGATGGCGGAAATGAAGCGCTGTCCATCCTTACCGCCTACTACCTGATTAATCTGATTCTTAACCGCATCCGCGGTCAGATACGCCGAGATGCCTAATCTCTGGTTTCCTCTTGATCTCTGTAAACTGTTCTGTACTGCCATGACTCTTTATCCTCTCTTTCCTTAAATCGGTTTAAACTCAATGTTTCTTGAATCAAAGAATGCTTTCAATGCGATTGCATCGTCCGTTGAAAGCAGCGCCTGGAAGGCAACCCACTGCTTTTTCTCCTGAATGGCCTGCTCCACTGCCTCTTTCACGGTTTCAACAGCGGATTCTGCCTCAACCGGCGGCACACCGGTTCCTTCTGAAAGCTTCGGAACTTCCAGCGCTTCTGTCGCTTTTCTGGCTTCTTCCTCTGCCTTGCGCTGTTTCTGCTCTGCCTCATATGCTTCTTTCTGCTTCTGCACCTGAGCCATTCTCTGACCCTCAGCAAGCGCCCTGTTGATATCAAGAGTGGAAATGTATACCTGCTGGGCTTCAAAGCCAAATTCCGGCAGATTTGAAAGCGTGGCCATGTCCTGATGGAACTTCTCAATCGCGGTATTCATCTGCTCTGCGATGGATTTCATCGAAACAGATACATTCAGCCACTTCGGACTGTAGATTTTTTCAAACGTAAGCCCTTCCGGAATCGCCAGTGTTCCCCACAGTTCCTTAATCTTTTTCAGCTTGTCTTCTTTCTGCTGTTCCTCGTAGGCACGTACCTGCGTATCAATAACTGCGATAGGCTTGTCGATGATGCCAATAATCTCATTAATTTTGGTCTTGAAGTCCGCGAACGGAGCCATGTATTCTCTTTCACGACGGATTCTTTCATCATTCAGAGCCTTTTTCAGCTTATTCAGCGCTGCCTTATCTGCTTTGGCCTCCTTAATCTGATCATCGGTATAAACCAGTGTTTCGTAGTGTGATACTTTTTCGGTCAGCTCCCGTTTTAATTCTTCATAGTTGAAAAGAATCTTTTCCGGCAGCTGATACTCATGCATTTTCAGTTCCATTTTTCTGTGCTCCTTGTCTTATTTTTATAATTCCGGCAGAATAAGTGCCGGTCTTTTTCTTTCCTGTACCTGTTTCCAGAAATCCCGTTCTGCAGATTCCAGATATCGAATGTCAGTTTCTACATCCGCCCGCTCTATTTTGTAGTGTTTAGTATGAAGAAAAACATTTTCGCCAAAGTCGTATTTCAACTGAGCCTTCAGAACAACGAAATCAAATTCCGTTACCATCAGGTAGTGCAAAATCTGGATATAATAGTTGTCCGGGATGCGGCCATCCCATTTTCTCTTCTGCCCGGGATGCTGGATCTGCGTTGTTTTGCATTCCCATACGCCCCGGCGGCCGTCCTGATCTGTCAGCCAGCCATCCAGAGACGCATGCGCAAACGGGTATTTATCATTGAAAAACATATTGTTATCCACGTACTCAACCTGATATTCCGGGAAATCCAGTTTGAACATCTCCCGAAGATACTGCTCCGCCTCAGTCCCGTACTTAACATACGGCTTATTAGAAATATCTTCCGGAACCACCTGCCCGGTCTTGATCTGCCACAGCTCAACGTTGCTTTTATAGGGATTCATCCCGACAATCGCCGCCGCATCTGACCCACCGATCCGTTCCCGGTGCTTCAGCCATTCTTCATGGCTTTTCAGTCTGATCATCTGAACCATTTATGCTGCTCCTTTTCCTCTTTTCCTCCTTCTTTCAACGACCCCGAGCGGATCCACGCCGCAAACACTGCGTCCCGGCGCTCAGATTCCCGCTCTGCCTGCTCCTCGCGGCACATATTGACGTAATCTCCGATTTTTTTGACAGCGAGTGCAAGAAGGAACATTCCAGCTCCCAGGGCGGCGCGTCCCCACAGATCCGAATCCACGCCGCCGATGTAAATCCATGTACCAACCGCGCCGATTGCCAACGTAGCTTTATCTGATCTCTTCATTTCTGCGTCCTTTCATACCCCATCGACTCCACCGCGGCTTCCATCCGCTGGCGAACGATCTCTTTTATTTTTTCTTCTCCGAGTTCCTCTGCTGTATACTGCTGTCCTCCGATTGTGATCCGAGTAACAACCATGATTTCTTTCATAAGGCACCACCTCTTCCTTATCTCCTTATCGTATGCAACCCGGCTCCGTAATGATTTTCTATTGATTCATAACCATTTTTGAGCTATTATGTAGTTGCAAATTGTTTTTTTGTATTCGTCCCATGGGAACTGGTCCTTCCTGTGGGACTTTTTCTTTTTCATTGACTTTTCACTGCTCCACTCCTATTCTGGTTATACAGGGCACTGCCATGCCCGAGTATTTCAGAAAGGAGATCATCGTGAATAGCTCTGTTATTGTTTCTGTAATCACTGTAATTGGGTCGTTTACCCTTGTTTATCTAAACTCGATAAAAGACTCATCCGACAGAAAATACAACGTCAGAAAAGAACAGCTTTTAAAATTTTATGTCCCGTTTTATCAGAGATATCGCATGGGATTCTTCCCTCAAAATCAGTTGAGCACTATGTCTATTGAAGTACGTTCCACATTTTTGGATATAATGACTCAAAACATCCATCTCATGGAACCACTATCTCAGGCAATGTATTCTGATTTCTATTTAGCATTCCTAAACTTGGCGGAAGCTGAAAATGGCAATCCAGAATATCCATATGAAAAATGTGCTCAAAAAATGGACGAGGTTTTTGAGGACCTGTCAAAAACAATCTTCATCGAGTACAGACAAATATTAAAGAAATGCCATCTGCCAGTGCCTTTAAAATAAGGCCTGTACGTTTCTTTTCTCTTGAATAGCACAATGCGGAAAGTGCATTCATTCCAAGTACAGTAATTACTACTGCTATGTCGAACATCAGCATCACCTAAAGCTTGCATCTCCAAAATCCAAACGGATAAGTCGTGCTGTTTCTCCTGAAGAGATCTGCATATTTTTTTCCAGCTCTCTTCTGGAGAAATCAAACTGCATATCAATACCGGTTCTCAGTTTTACCCACTGCGGATACGTGATCCCGTCCAGAGCTTCGATGTACTCACTCAGTTTCTTCTGGCTCATACTGCCTCCTTATTCTTCAAATACTTATTCAGAAAATACTGCTGGCCTTTTCCGGTCACCTTTGTAGTTTTAGTCATCCGCACGCTGCCGTCCGGATTGGAAATCACAGTCTCTTTGATCTGGAAAAATCCATTTGCCACGTATTTCTGCTTCGGCATGTTCCGGCTGGATCCAGTCTTCATAAGATAGCCTTCATTACGGAGCTGTTCGAACAATCTTTTCTGTCCAGTGTCCACGCCGTTCTGACGCAGGATTTTCGCCAGATCTCCGATCAGAATGGAGCTGTCGCTTGCCTTCACCGCGTCCGCGAAGATTTCCTTCGGACGCATGCGCTCATTGTCCTCGATCAGCTTCTTGTTCTCTTCTTTCAGAGTGTCGATGGTCTTGTCTGCGAGCTTCAGCGCCCTTGCCATCACCTGCTCCGGAGTGTTCCAGGCTTTCTCCAAGTCGATGAAGTACTGACGATACAGTTTACCTTTCTCGGAGCGCTGAATCATGCAGATCTGTTTGGCCATATCTACGGAAATGTTATGATCTATAGTTCTTCCACCGTTTTCTAAATTTTTAGAAAACGTGAAATAGTCCATATTTTCAACAAATCCATATGCTGACATGTTTTTAAACCAATCAGCATACTTGCTTTTAATTTCCAGTGCTTCATGCAGATCTCTCGCCGATACGGTCGGCTGTTCTGCTTCGTAGTTAATTTTTAATAACTCGTTCATCTAATTCCTTCTTTCTGTTTTAATTATTGATTTTCCCCTTGGAATTCCTTATACTATCTTTAAAGAAGTTTCTGTGAAAGGAGGACTACCTTGAAACAATACTTTAAAGATTGGAGCAACTTTTTTTCTTTCTCATTAGCTCTAATTCCGTCTGTACTTTTATACATATTAAATCCTGATGTATCTGTACCATATGTGATCTTTCTACTGGCTGTTTTTTCACTACTTCTTTCGTTATGGTTAAACATAAAACAGTTTTTGGATTATAAGGATCGCCATTCAACTTCTATTGAATTGATTCGATGCATCAATGATTGTGTTTTATGCCGCCCAGGTGATTTACTCTTTCATCATTCCGTTGTTTCTTTTTATGAGTCTCAAGAAGATTTTGAAAAACTTCTATTTTTTGGCTATGTAGAAACAATTAACAGCAACGGTCTGGCACAAATTGTCCTGCTGGATTCAACCGATTTTGATGATGATAATCCTTACCAATACATTGCCGCCCATCAAAGCAACATTTTAATTAAACCAACTATTACAACCGAAATGTTAAATAATTACAGTAAATAATTTAGGAGGTTTCTTATGCAAAAAACATTTAAAGTTGCACGTGTACTTGATGACTTCAAAATTGTCATGAATGCTGGTTCAAATCAAAATATTTCTTTAGGCCAAAAATACCTTCTTTACGCCATTAGTGATCAGGAGATTATTGACCCAGATACGCATAAAAGTTTAGGATTCTTAGAAATTGTAAAAGGTACCGGTGTTGTAACCCATGTTCAAGATGATCTGAGTACATTAGAGTCTGCCGTTTATTCTTCGCATTCAAAAAAGATAAAACGTTCCAATCCTATGACTGCTCCTTTCGGCTCAATCATTGAAGAAATCGAAACTGACAAGACCCAGGAACCCTTTGATGAACCTCAAACAGGCGATCTCTTAAAAAGGGTTAATTAAACATCCAAATCAGGATTTTTAAGATAATCAAAATTGCTGATACAATTGATCCAGCTACGAAGCTCACAATATTCTGCTGCCGTTTTCCTTTGGCGCAGTATGTTGTGAGTTTTTTTACTGCTTTTTCCCATAAATCGTTCATTTTTATACCTCCTCCTTCTTTAACTTGTTTTCTCTCTGCTTCTTTTTTCTTGCTTACCATCGCTTCTCCCATGCCCAGAAGATAGCCCTTGTCAAACTCGGACATCTTCGAGATCGCGGTCGCGATTGTCTCGAGAATCTAAAAATTTGTTTACGAAATAAGTCTGACCTTTCCCTGTCACTTTGGTTGTACGGTTGATCCTTACAGATCCGTCCGGATTGTTGACCGTGGACTCTTTTACCTCAAAAAGCTTCATGTTCATGGCTTTCTGGGTCGGCATGTTCCAATCAGATCCCTTTCTTTTGATCAGATAGCCTTTTTCTCTCATCCAATCAAAGAGACGTTTCTGACCGGTTTCAACGCCGTTCTGTTTTAAGAGCTTCGCCAGGTCACCGATCAGAATCGACGTGTGGCTTGTTTCTACCGCGTTGGCAAAAATCACCTTCGGTTTCATTCGTTCGATTGCCTTGCTCTGCTCCTCAATCGTCTTCTGTGCTTCCAGCACTGCCAGCGCAAGCAGTTCTTTTCCCTGCGGTGCCTGATAGCTACCAGTTTTCCGGATGGCTGGAAGAACCTCGGATGTCACCCAGTGCTTGAAGCGCTGCGCGCTGTCCAGTTTACTTCCGAAAATCAAGGCGTATAAGCCGGATTCGTTGATAGTTACCAATTTTTGGCGTCCCGAGGGGGTGTCCATTTCGTTCACCCCTCTGTCTTCTTCCAATACATGATCACGAACTGCTTTTTGCGGATAGCTATATCCCAATGCCAGCGCAACATCTTTTCCCACGAACCATGGTTCACCATTAATAGTCACTGTTCGGACAGCTCCGAACTCTTCTGAATTGAAAATTTTTACTTTGTTCATTCTTCCTCCTATTATTTCCATTGTAATATTTTTGTTACAGTGTTAGAATTAGTCTGTACCCTTATATGGGCAATGAAAGGAGCTGGTTATATTGACCAAACTTTTGACTTTGCCCTGTTCCCTTTATGAGCTATCATAGTCTTTCTCATATTCGTCAGCTAATGGGCTAATCTTTTATTTGCAGAACTAAGACTGCGTAAGTGACGAAATATTTTATAGAAGCATTTGGCACTACAGATGTGATTGAACATGTATGCAACGGATCGGGGCTTCGGCAACGGTTGGGGGCTTAAGTGAACAATCTGCAAAATATATAGGGTAAACAAAATTAGGCAAAAACTGATAGAATAGTGCTTCTGTCAGTTTTTTGTTCACTTGTCAGTGTCTTTTTAAGACACTTTTGAATCAAAAAAAATTGCATCCACATCCTGTGCCGTTAAATTATATCTCTCTTTCATCATTCGTATTTCGCCCTGCGTAAACTCTGCACCTCTTGTTTCATTTAACTTATTTGAAAAAGTAGGCCGCGCAATGCCAAGATACTCTGCCAATGTCTGTCCCGTATCATCAAACAGTTTCATTACAGACTCTAATTTTTTCTTATTCATTTTTTTCACCTCTTTCTGTTTCTTGAATGGTGTCTTTTTAAGACACTCAAATAATATCATAGCTACAGCTGTCTGTCAATACACTTTTTCGTCTTTTCAAGACACTTTTTAAGATTTTTATTGCATTATCATTAAAAATGTAGTAAAATTAAGACACTTCAAGGAGGTGCTATATATGTGTACAATGGCAATCAGAATCAAAAAATGTCGTTTGGAAAATAATTTAACGCAGGAAGAACTCGCTGAAAAGTTGGGATTAAAAAAATCCGCTGTTGCAAAATACGAAAATGGGCGTGTTGAGAATATAAAACGTTCCACCATCGAGGAAATGGCTCGCATATTCGATTGTACACCATCTTACTTAATGGGCTGGGATGATATGAACACTACTGTTGCTGCACATAAAGATGGGGATAATTTTACACCAGAAGAATTGCAAAAAATTGAAGAATACAAAAAATTGCTTATTGCAGCACGGCCGAAGGAGTGATTCTTTTGACTTATGAAGAAATGCAAAAATCACATAATGATTTGAATATTGTAGAACTTGATCTATCAGAAGTGTCTGGATTAAAAGGATTTTATTATGCAGGAAATATAGCTATAGAGAAAAAACTTTCATCTATTGAAAAATCTTGTGTTCTTGCTGAGGAACTTGGTCATCATTATACAAGCTATGGAGATATTATGGATCAGGATATTGTTCAGAACAGAAAACAGGAACTCCGTGCCCGTCTCCGCGGATATGACCTGCAGATCGGTTTGATCGGCATCGTCGAATGCTACAAACACCACTGCCGTTCTCTCTACGAGATGGCCGAATACCTACAGGTAACAGAAGAATACTTAAAAGAAGCTCTGGAATGCTACAGCAGAAAATATGGAGAGAATCTTGTTACAATAGATAACTATGCAATCCGGTTTGTTCCATCTTTACAGGTGATGGAATTCTGGAAATAAAATTTAACATGGAGCTAAAAATATGGGTAGAAAAATATCTCAAGAAGCTTTACGCAAGCACAAAGAAGAATCTTTAAAAACTCTCGAAACTTATATTGACTCTTTAATTAATGATGAAAATCCCAAAATTCAATCTAAAGCAGATAAATTAAGCTTTTGGCTTGAACATTGGACTACATTTCTTTCATTTGAATCAAAATTTCGCTCAACTTCTCTTCGTAGATACAAACGTGGGGAAATCATAAAAGTTCATCTCGGCTATAATATCGGAAGCGAGGAGGGAGGCTTGCATTACTGTGTCGTTGTTGAAAAAAATAATTCTATTAATTCTCCTGTGATAACTGTAGTCCCGTTGACTTCTGTTAAACCTGCCACTGATGTAGAACATTTAAAACCAGGATGCGTATATCTTGGGAATGAACTTTTTACCAGCTTAAATTCTAAAATTATTACGACTCAAAAACATCTTAGCTCTAATATTGCAAATGCTCAGGAACGTCTTGAGCATCTTAAGCAAATTGCACCATCTGATTATTCTTCTGAAAATTTTTCAGAATTGGATTCTTTGCAAAAAGATCTTGCAAATATGCGCAGGGAAAGTTCTCTTCACTCAAGAATGCAAACTGAAATCAACAAAATGAAAAAAGGTAGTATTGCTTTGGTTGGGCAAATAACAACCATTAGTAAGATACGAATTTATGATCCTAAAACCAATTATGATATTTTAAGTAATGTTAAATTATCAAATGAGATGCTTGATCGCATTGATAACGAAATCATAAAAAAATTCACAGGTTTAAAAAAAATATAAATTTTTTTGCATATTTTATTGACATTTACATATATTTGGGTATAATGAATAGGAAAACAAAGCCGATATCCGGCAGTATAGAAGACATAGCCCTCAGGCAACTGACGGGCAACTATTCATTAGGAAGACCCTGTAGAAATACAGGGTCTTTTCCGTATTTGATTTTCAAAAAAGAAAAACCGCCTTGGTGTTCACAGCACCAAGACGGCTCAGTAACATTCCGAAGAATGATACCGTTTCTCAACAAAACATATTGTATCATCTTCGGAGACACCAATCAATCAGAACGTTTGTTTTGGTGTTTTTCTTATACCCAAAATTAAAGAAGGTGATATTATGTCAGCACTTAAAAATGGTGCTCTCTACATCCGCGTCAGCACCGCGGATCAGACCGAACTCTCTCCGGATGCGCAGCAGCGCCTGCTCCTGGACTATGCGAAGAAAAACGGGATTGTCATCGCCAAAGAGTTCATCTTCGAGGAATCCGTCTCCGGCCGGCATGCGGACCGGCGGCCGAAGTTTCAGGAGATGATCGCTCTCGCAAAGCAGGATTCTCACCCGATCGACGTGATCCTGGTCTGGAAATACAGCCGGTTTGCCCGTAATCAGGAAGAATCCATCGTCTACAAATCACTGCTGAAAAAGAGCAATGTAGATGTGATCAGTATCTCCGAGCCGCTGATCGACGGTCCGTTCGGTACGTTGATCGAGCGTATTATCGAATGGATGGACGAATACTACTCGATCCGTCTATCCGGTGAAGTCCTGCGCGGCATGAAGGAAAAGGCTCTGCAGCACGGCTACCAGACAACGCCATGTCTTGGATACCAGGCGGCAGGCGGCGGCAAACCGTTTGTGATCGATGAAGCGGAATACCAGATTGTCAAATACATCATGGATCAGTACGACTTCGAGCATCTTGACCCGACAGCAATTGCCCGCAGATGCAATGATCTTGGATACCGCACCAGACGCGGAAACCGGATGGAACGCCGCTCCATCGAGCGTGTGCTGCGCAATCCTTTCTACGCTGGCACCGTGGTCTGGAATGGGATCTCTTTCGATGGCACACACGAGACGCGGCTGGATCCGGCGCGCTATCAAGAACGTATCAAGCGCATGGATGCCCGCAGACGCTCTCCTAAGAGCCGCAACCCATCTACCTGCCACCATTGGCTTTCAGGTCTATTAAAGTGCCCAATTTGCGGCGCCACGATGACGGTAACAGCCGGAAACACATCTTGTCCGTACTTTCAATGCTGGAAATACGCAAAAGGTTTCCATAAAGGCTCCAATTCAATCACCGTTGCCAAGGCAGAGCGAACCGTCTACCGCTACTTCGATGATATCCTCGCCGGTGCGGATTTCTCCTTCACTGTCCGCGACCGGAAGCAGGAACAGGAAGACGATGAGACCATCCAGCGGCTGCAGCATGCCCTGGACCATCTGGCTGTCCGCGAAGCCCGCGTGAAGATGGCTTATGAAAATGGGATTGATACGCTGGAGGAATACGGTGCCAACAAAAAAAGGCTCGCCGAAGAACGACAGAGCCTGCAGGAAGAACTGGACCGCGTTCTTACGCCCGCCGCCCCGCCGGAAACAATCTCAAAAGAAGATTTCCGGAAAGAGATAAAAAACATCAATGATATTCTGAAAAATCCAGAGGAACCAGCCGAGAAAAAAGGACTTCTGCTCCGCTCCATCGTGGATCGTATCGTCTATGAAAAGGCTTCCGGAACCATGTATTTCGACTTTTTCGTCTCCTGA